AGATGATATAACCGGATAGGTTGATGTATAAAATTCAGTGGCATTCTCTACGAATGCAAACTCATCAAGGTATACTAAGTTAAGTGACATACCACGAATTGAGCTTGAAGATGTGGCAGCAGCAATGATTCTACTATTGTTTGAGAATCCAATAGATCCTTTGTTTAATATTGTACACCCTGGTTGTAGAAAGAATGGTAGGTTCTCTAACATAAGAGTAATACGTGATAACATTTCCCTTGCAATAGCATTCTTATTTGCTAACACACCTACTACTTGTTCACCCTTGAATATCACATACCATAGAAGGTAAGCTACAACAGCGATGGATTTACCACTCTGACGACATGCCAGAACGATATTGAATCTATGTGCTTCGAATGATTTAAACATATCCTCTTGATACGGATATAGCTTAAAGGGTATTAAACCTTTATCTAAATGGATTACCTTACAATATTTCTTTGCAAAGTACTGAGGTGAATCTAAACATTTCTTATATTCAACTAGTTCTTTCTTAGTCCATGGATGGTCTACATCGGCACCCCTTACATTAGGATTACCTAGGTAGTTAGTTTCTCTACTCATTCTTTAAATAAATCTGGCTCCTGTTCAATTACTTCCTCATCACGTAGCATTTTTTGTAGTTCGGCTGTAGAGCCTATGAATACATTATTGTTGGTTGCTCCAGCGGTAAGTGCTGGAACACCTTCATCTGATTTGTCCACTTCCTTTTTAGTCTTGTGGAGTTTTAGAATCTTTTCGCCTATCTCAGCGTTTTGTTTGATCAACTGACCAAGAACCTCGAATGCTCTTGGGTGTTCTGATTCGCGGGCAAGTTCTAACATAAGCTCTATCGCTTCGTCACCTTGTCCCGCTAAATCAAATAAGTCTCTTCTTACACGTTCGTAATCGTCATCGACTTTACTCGTGCCAGTCAATCCCTTCTGGTTCGTCGCCATGTTCATGGTCATCGTCATGTTCCTGTGGGTTTTCATAATCTGTATTCCATAAGTCTACTACTCCATACTGTGCACGGCTATCATCTTTATTACCGCCCATGTAAGGGATAGCAAGTTTTTCGTCTATTAGTACTTGGTTAGCATCTTTACCGTTAACCATAATCGTACCTAATACTCTTCCGAACTTTCCTTTTTTCATTTCAGCAGTGTGAAGAGTAAACTCTCCATCTGTTTCTGCCAATAATTCTATTAGCCTGTGCTTAGAAGCCATACCCCAAGATTTCTCTTGTAGGTTTCTTGTTCTACTCTCAGGTGTATCTATACCCATTAAACGGATGCGATCTCTCATGATCATGTTAAATCCTAAATGAATATCTGCATCAATGGTATCACCATCAACGACTCTTACTAATTGTGCTTTAAATTCATGTGCCATTGTATTCCCCTGTTATACGTCAGTATTAAAAAAGTCAATCGTTTCTGTGTAAGGAGCTGCCGATGTACCGTCTACTTTTTGTGTCTCAAACTTACTTGAAGTAGGATCAACACTATCTGAATAATCAACTTCAGTATGTAGAATTTGCTTGCCCTTACCTATTCCTCTATAATAACGAATACGAGTTGAGAACTGTAATGTATATACTATAGCCCTTCTCGTAACTAAATCACCTTCATAATCATCATTTAATGTAACACTCTCTAAAATAATCGGAGTGTCAGTTGTCAAATCCATTGCTGGAATATCTTTTACGGTTACTGTATATTCAGGTTGGAACATTGGCAGTATCTGTTCTAATATTTGTAGACCTTCATCTTGCGTTGCTGCAAGTATGTTTAATTCAAATCCAACTTTATATACAGCTGGCGAACCTAATTTATTTAATTGTAGTGAATCACCTACTATAGCTTTTGTATAATTCTTATGTTTAGATACACGTGCGTTAGCATCGTATTCCATAGATGATATTTCAAATGACATACGTGGTAATTTAATTGCTACCTTCGGATCACCGCCTTGCTCTGTTAAACGTGCAAGAACTTTAGATCGTGGTGCATAAGCAAGAGGTACTTTAATTTTACCTGTTATCTTACCTGAAACATATTTCATGACCTCTAGATCATTGAACAAAGATCCAAATACGGATACCATTCTACGTGTTGATTGATTATACCAATGATTCTCGAACATTATGGATCTCCAAACGGATTAGTTTCAGTGAAGTCTATAACATCATCACCTTCAAATTCGAATTCATCATTGTCAGCATATTCGTCTCTGTTGTATTCAGTCTTCGTTGTGCCTGTTAAGTCAAGAATAATCTTCCTTGATGCACCTGATGTTTGACCAACAAGTAAACGTGTTGCATGTGCTTCGAATTGTTTAAATGTTCCATCACCATTTGATGATTGATGTGGAGATACAAGTGTTACTGTATAATTTTCTGTATCAATTACTTCATATCCAGCAACCTTACCTATACAATTAATATAAGCACTAGAACCATCAGTACCACCGGTCCACTGATGTACGAACTCACCGATCTGGAAGTGGTTAGTATTGGCTGCTGCAAAGGTATTGTATGAATAAGCGTTAGCATACACTAATTCTACGTTATCTATTTCAGGCATACCAGTATCAAAGTTTTGACCGTTGTATTCAAACAACTCAGCGGTAAGGGTATACGTAGGAAGATCTTGTAATTGATAGAAAGGTTTCTTAGGTTCTACATACTTGATCTCAAACAATCTATCTGTCATTGTCATGTATATAAGATCACCTTCTGAAGGCAAACCAAGTTCTACATTACCTAATGATTCAGCAAGGTTCTGACCTACAACGTGATCCCAACGTTTCTTAGGTATTACAAATGTACCTTGGTCACGAATCTCTAAACCGAATTTACCTAATAGATTACCATCACCTTCAAATCCTTCGGTGTTTAATACAAAGCATTCTATTGGATAGGCATGACGATATTGATTTATTGTTTCATTGAGAAGAGCATCTTCAGCTAGTTGTTCGACGGGTATGTATACTACATCTTGACCAAACATTTTAATGCTTTCAAGTACTAGATCCTCATAAAGGTTCTGTTCAGTTCTTACAGCACCAGAAAAGTATACGCTTGTTGCCATTAATTATCCCATTATGAAGTTATCAGGAGACATCCATGTCAGCCTAACTTCTTCTTCTAATCGTTGAAGTTCCTCGATTGCATCATCAAACATTTGACGACCATTCATTGTTATACCACCTGGAAGTTGGAAGCCTTCAAACTTCATCATGTTTGCTCCCCATTGACGTTTGATTAATGCGGTAAGATATTTCTTTAAATATAAGTCATTAAAAACATCTGTGTATGTTGAAGGATCTATAATTGTATATACTTCCAATACAATGAACTCTCCAGCGATTAACTCACCAAATCCTTCATCCATATGAACTCTATTCATATGTCTACTAAAACGTATATGTTCTTCACTATTTAATCTGTGATCTATTAGTGACAGTTTTTGTTGTGCTGCTTCATATTCTTGAAGCTGTGCACCTAATCCTTGTAGCATGAATATATCATTCATACGCATATGATAACCCATGTCAAATAATGAACTACCTGCTGTAGCATTAATTTTTAACATACGGATAATAGATGTAATACCATCAGCAACTGTAATATAATTATTAGTTAAATCTGTTGCTGTGATTTCGTGTTTTAAATATTCACGAATTACACCGTCTGAATGAAATGTTTGATAGAACTGTAGTGCGTCATCAGTACGATCTTCTATCTGATCGTCATCGACATTGATTTCAATTACTGGTGCACCTAAGCTTCTTAAGCAGTAATCTTGTAATGTTGTTCTTGTATTAGGTACAGCCATATCAATTCCTTATCTATATACACTTATTTATATAATTACGACAACCCATTAGTGTAATTTAAAGAACTGTGCGATCCTCTCTTGAGTTTTATTGTCAGTAGCTTTAGTATGATGATTGTCTTCGTATATTTCTATTGCTGCTGTGATCATTTCTTGGCCACCTTTGGCTAACTGTACAAAGTTATAATCCTTTGAAGTCTTACTATGAAGATGAACAAATGCTAAAGCTAACATCTGATCATAAGTTAACAGCTCCATTTCTGCGCTATGCACATATGGCCCTTTGACAATGGCAGCAATACTACTATCACTATCCCTTACTTTAGTTTCTAAAGTATTATGCCAGTAGGGGTATTTCATTTTTGTACCACCAAAAATAGAGGTACTATTTTTATATCCTGGTGGTTGCCAATCTCTTCTTCCTAAAATACTTCTAGAATTAAATTTCTCTATATGATATCGATAACGAATCACAGCAGTTAATACACTAGGTTCTGTAAATTGCACATAGCCATGTGCTGTACTATTAGCATTTGTTGCATTAAATTTCCAATCAGATTCTAATCCAACTAACTCATCCATCATCCAAAGAACATTGGAAGCAAATGCATTATAGTCAAAGTTATTAATATCCGCAGCGGTTAAGCCATGAGTATATCCTGCACTACCTCTTTGGAATCTTAAGATTTCATCGTATACCATCATAGTAGCCTCGGTCATATATGACCCGGTAGTATGTGTTCCTAGGTTTGATTTAGCCGTATAGTCTGAACTAGTTGCTAGTGCGTGTGTTGTTGCAGCTGCTGGTATTGTAAGTAATGCGCTCATGATCAAGAGTCCCAGTATTATCTTTTCTTTAATGTAGGTTTATTCCTTCTTTGATTTACATCAGCAGGATTCATACCCATTTTCTCAGCATCACCATATTTTTTCATTGCTTTATCAAGAGATGCTTTCCTACGCTTTGCACGTTTCATTGCAGCAGGTCCCATTTCAGCAAAGGTATCACCCTCATCACATCCACCTTCGTGAACTTTACCACAGTTTTCACATAATGCAGCATCTTCAGGTACACAGTTATTTACTGGTTTACCACCTTTACCTTTCTTCATGCCGGCTTTTTTATAACCATCCCAGCAATCCATCTCCCACAATCTAAAGCTTTGCATACTAGTATCCGTATTTAGCCATTAAGTTTTCTTTATCATCTTTCTTTTTCTTAGACTTGCCAGTAGGATTCATATCAACAGAAGCACCTGTAGCGTTAGCAGCAGTCTCACCCATTATTCGGCTATTAGCACCTTTAATAATTTCGTCTATGTCACCATCGTACGCATAGTTAGCATCAATGTTATCCATTGCTTTCTTAGCATTACCTTTAGCAGCCTTAATCTTTAGAGCTTCACGTTTAGCTTTTGCTTCAGCTCTTCTCTTCATTGCTTCTTTAAAGCCAACCGTTCTACGATCAACACTAACAGATTCTTTAGCATGATACGCTGCATTCATTTTCTTAGATGCATGTAACTTTTTACCGTCTTTATCTTTATGTGCATTCATCTTACTATAAGTTTCATTAGCTGTCTTAAGCATAGCCATTACTTTCTTATCATCAGATAAACCTTTCCTAATTTTTTCAATCGCTGCTATAGCTGCTTCCATATCACCTGAATTCTTTGAAGCTATAGCTTGGGCTTTTTTTAAGTCCGCAGAGTTTGCCTCTCCTAAACTCTTACCGGTTGCTAATTCATCTTCATCAGGGTTAAGAGTTGTCTCTGGATCTAAATCATCAGGATCATCATATGTTTCTTTATAAACATATCTCTTATCACCAGCTTTAAATTTTTTATAGGCAGGAGAGTTAGTATCTTTATCAATTTTAGTCACCACCATCTTCTTAGATTCCATAAGCTCAGGATATAAATCTTCAATGTCTTCATCGTCCATATCATAGTCTTGAGATTGTAGGTAAGCTAAGATCTTTTGCTTATCACCTGAAAGCATAGCACCATCGCGATGAGGTTTAATAGTGACTTTATACTTTGACTTTGCATCTTTTACTTCTGCAGCATTTCCATCCCAATTAATATCAATCCCAACTTTACCTCTACCAGCTTTAAGCTTTGAGGCTTCTTTAACTTCCTCAGCTTTTTCATTATCTCCATCCCAGCCTTTATCGATAGCATCAAAGAAAGATTTTTTCTTATCGCCTTTAAGTTCTGATGGTGATGATACTCCAAATTTCTTTAGAAGTCCATTGAAGAATTTTTGATAGGCTTCTTTACCACCTGATGCTTCTCTAATTTGACTAAGTGTTTTCATATTATTCCTTGTTTTTGTCTCTATTAAAATGGTTATCCATCATTACTTGGATTCTTACTAACTCTATCATGATCTCATTATACCGTTCGGTAGATGCGATTCTGTATTCTGTATTTACTTTAACATCGTTGAGCATATTCTCTTGAGTGTTAGTTATCTCAGATGCCCACCATACTGCAGTCATTGACTGCGCAAACAGAGCAAGGAACATTGTTATACCACCGTTCCTTATCCAGTTTGGTAACCTTGCAGATCTTTCTCTCCAAGATGATAACTCTTCTTCCTGTCTTGTCAATGCGTTATGCATTCGTTCTAAACGTAATTCTATATCACGTAGTTGCTCATCCGCCATCATATCTCCGTGATATCTGTTAATGCTTTAATATATTTATACATATTATTTTTTCCAATTTTCTATATGTGGAATATACTCTGCCATGGCATGATCAGAGAAATTATCAACCTTAAGATGTTTAATTCCACCCCACATTCCTTTCATACGATCCACAAATCTATTCCATAATTTTAGTTTACCACTAGTATCAATGGTACCATCATGTCCAATGTACATATTAAAGCCATGATGTTTGTAACCCATGATCATTAATGGTACTCTTGTAACGATATCATTGTTGTTCTGCCACCTTATATGGTTTAACTTCAATGAATTGACATAGTCATGCCAACCAACACGAGGTGAACCATACGTGAATAAGCATACTGGATCTGGATAATCATAGTTGTGTGAGCATCTTGCTGCCATAATAGTAGCCATTGCAGCACCTAAGCTGTGACCACAGAACCATAAGTTCTTTGTAACCTTTTGTATATCAGGTTGTATCATTGGCCAAAGTTCATCAACCTCATTCTTAAATCCTCTATGGACTCTTGAAACAGTTTCTGACGGTACAGGAAATGCTTTTAGATCTGCTTTGAGATCATTAAACTCAGAAGGTTGTGTACCACGACAAGCTATAACAACATCAGTAGGAGATTCAAATCTATATGCTTGAGCTCCACCATTGTCATAGAATTTACACTTAGTAAAGCCGAGTTCCTTTACAACTTTTTTAACGGTTTTTGATTCACCGTATGCATCAGCTGCGAGCTTTGCAAATAACAAAGATCGTGCTGGAAGGTCCATGTGCCAAATACTCATTATACAGCCTCCCAATCCTTATAGGTTTTGTATATACCCCATGCTAATGCAGCGATAGCCACAATTTTAACCATTGATGTTGCGAATATTGCAATCATTGCAAAGCCTATTAATCCTAAATTACTTCCCATTATACTTTCTCCTTTGTTTTTGCAAAGAACTCCCCGCTCTTTACATTCTTTAATAACTCTTCCCATCCACCTTCTTTAGGATTCAATATTATTTGCATCCACCATTTAGGTGTCGGACTATTATAAACTACTGTATGTAACCAACCAGGCCCATTATGTAGAATAGGTATAACATAACCATCTTCATTCAGACGATATTTGTGTTCATATTGTAACTGCGTTTCCCATGTCCTTTCATATGGATTTATATACTGTAACTTGTAATCATCCGGATCATCAAGTACATTAAACGGAAATATTAAAACATATCCTGTATCTGTATGAGGAACAAAATCATACCCTGGTTCTTTCTTACATAAGCAAGCACGTACAGCTCCTGTTTGAAAATCTTCATTAGAGATCAATCCATCATATGCATTGTTTACATCTCCAGTCTCAAATAAGTCTGCATTTAAACCAGCAAAATCTTCTTGCCATCCATAACATTCAATTCCTGGAACCCACGGTCTTGGATCCTTTCTCGCTGCTATCAATTCTTTCTGCCGTTCTTTAGTAATAATACCAGCGAGCTCAGGTATTTCAATACAAAAATCAGTCTTAAACTCTTCGTTCATACCTATACCTTACTTTCTAAATCCTTTACTCGTACATCTAACTCTTGTAACTCTCTAGCTATCTTAGGGTGTACTTTCTTCCAAGCATCTGGATCCTGGTTTAACCAAGTCCATCCATACTTGTCTCTAAAATAATCTACTATCGAATCAATCTTCGCATAACCCCATAGGCCAACACGTGTGTCTTTGATATACATCAAGGTTGCTGCACCTAACATAGCTCCAGCAATACTTGTGTAAATCCATAGTGTATCTTCAAACATCATCTTCTCCTGTATTACCGGTAACAACACCATCTTGAAAGGTTTCAAACATCGTACCTAACTCATTCTGATATGTTTCTTTCATAAATTTATCGTTCTTAATAACTTCTTTAATATTCTCTGGGTCTGGATATGGCTGTGTTACAGCTGGTCCGTCTTCCATACTATATCTCCTTAAAAATAAACCTAGAATCTCCGTACTAGATCGTGATTAATTTTAGCTAACAATTGTTCTTCTGTTT